GGCGCGGTGACGCCCGAGCCGCCCTTCGGCTGCAAGAAAATCTCGTAGCTCGAACTGCTCGAAAAGTTCGTCGCGCCAGCACCAGCAAAGGTCACGTCGACGGGTGCACCGCTCGTAATCGTAACGGTGCCCTTCTTGGTGCGAAGCGGTTGCGTTGGATTTAGGAAGCCGCCGTTGTCCTGATCTTCTTCCATTGTGCCCGGGGGAACACCGGAGTTCAGCGTCGAGCCGGGGAGCAAGGTTGAGCCGAGGAGCGACACGCCGCCCTGGGCGAGTTGCACAAGCTCGCATTGCAACTGCGTTGCCGAGTTCTGCCCGGTGACCAGGAAATACGCGCCCTTGCCGTGCACGCGACCCGTCAAAAGCCCGTAAGTTCCTTGCGTGAATTGCCCGGTGCTCGAACAGTCGATCGTGAATGAACCGCCGATATTCGCCGGGACGTTCGTTACAGTCGTCGAGCACACGACGGGCGCGATTCCGGCCGGTACAACCAACGCCCCGATGGGCATGGTGCCGCTGCCATTGATCGCCGTATTGAGGTTTTCGACTGTTAGCGTATTGGCGTTCGGGTCAACTCCACCGGATACGATCTGCGCAATGAAGCCGTTGTCTGAGTGCGGGCCGACGATGTAGGCAATATCGAGTTCGTTCCAAACCGACGTATCGTTCACGTCGATCGTGACCTGCGAACCCTCGGCCGGAACCGCCGTCGAGGAGGTCGTCACCGTAAACGAGTTCGGGTTCATGTACGGGAACTGCACTTCGATGTCGCTGTCAGTCAGATTGGCAGCGTCGACCGCGACAAAGACGTAGGCAAAGAGTTCCCACCCGCTCGGAATCGACGGGTTCCCGCCGCCATCCGGCCCCGTGACGTACTGAAACGCCAGGCCAGGGATGACGACCGGGATATTCTCGACGGGCTGCGAGCCGCCAGGCTGTTGCACCTTACGCGGCGTCGTCGAAACCTGCGTCGCATTGGGCTGGCACACGATCGCGTCTTTGCGCGTTACGCTGCCCGTGTTGCCCGTAATCGTAAAGACCGAAGGCGAAATCGACGCGCACAGTTGCGCCTGCACCAGCGCCCATTGGGGATGGTTCGCGTCCGCTCCACCGATCGACACCGAGAGGCTCCCGCTCGCGGGGCTGGCCGCCACCGGCTGAATCGGGGGAAGCGCATCCGTTACACCCTGCTGCAGAGAGAGCGCAATGCTCGACATACTCTGCAAGAACGAAACGAGCTGGTTCCAATCGACGAACCCGACCTGCGTACCCTCAATCGGTTGGAGAATCTGCGGCGCCTTAATCTGCACGGTTTCTCCCTATGAGGTCGCAAGGAACGAGGTGAGGTAGATTGGTTTTGAGCCGCCCGCTTTGATGAAATCAACTAGCGCACCCAAGCGCGGGTCGGGCGGAGTCGTCGAGGCATTCCAGGCGTCAATGTCGACCAAGAACGAGTCGTAGTCGATGAAGCCGTAGTCGAGATACCACGCATCGAGATCGGGCAGCGCGAAGCCAAGCTGAATGACGAACGAGCCGTCGTCGTTGCGCGGGTTGATGTTATAGAGATTGGCGAGGTCGGGGCGCGACTGCCGGTCCCAAACGAGAATGTAGGGCAGCGAGCCGCCACCGGCCGTTATGAGGTCGAACGCACCAACGGGCGAATCGAAGGCTCCTACGTCCGCATCGAACGCCACCAGGCCGCCGCTACTGAGCAACTGCGCGGTGTAGAACGCGACAACGATTGCTTGCAACGAGGCAAGGGTCGTTTTCGGGTTGGCGAGCGCTGCGACGATCCGGTTCTTGAACGAAATGTCGCCCTCGCCGGTATAGCGAGGCACCCACTGTCCCAAGAAGTCGTAAGCCCAGGTGTCGACGTCCGAACCGGCCGAGGACTGCAAGCGCGCGACTTGAAGCCGCTGCTGCGTCGACGTGCCGAGGTTCTGCATGACCGCGGCCATCGACTTGGCCGTAGCCCACGCAACGCCGCCGCCAGGCTGAAGATACTGATCGCCCCACCAAGCGAAGCCCTTGGGCAAAAGGGTGCCCGCGATGAGCGAGGCCCAATTCGTTGTGGTGAGCGCGGAATACGGCGAACGATACGGCGAACAGACGACCTGGGTCGGGTTGTTGCCGTCGCCGGTGAAGGCTTGCGCGCCGGCCGGGGCTTGGCGTCCGGTGAAGAACGCGAGATAGTCCTGGCCCTGCGTAGCAACGAGGTTCGGGCACAAGCCGCCGGCTCGCGTCCAATCCGTGCCGATAAGGTTCGCGGTGGTCGGCGGTACGCCAGCCGGAAAGAGCTTGACTTGGATGCCCGCCGCGGCCGGGTTGCCTAGCTCGTCTTGAAAGAGCAAACCCATTGGCTAACCCACCGTAAATTCGCCCGCCACGAATTGAGAGCCGAAGGCGGCCGACAAATCGACGGCAGACGAGTTGAGGGTCAGACCGGTCGCGTCGAAGATGCACGGCACGCCGTTGATCGTCGCCCCAAGCAACGCCGCATAGCACCGTGCGATTGAGCAGATCGTTGGTGAAGTATCGACGTTGAGGCCAATCGCATCCACGAAGGTTTGGAAGGCCGCTTGTGCGGCTGCGAGTACCGCGTCAGGCTGGTTGACGAACTGTGCAGTAGGGACAAGGGTAGTCGCCGCACCGGCTACCGGAATCGTCGTCGGGCCGAGGACTTGATACGAGATGCCGGCGGAGCGCACGGCTTCAATAGCGCCCTCGGCTTCGAGGATGAGGCCGCTTGGTGCGGCCGCGCCGGTGTTGCCCTCGTTGACGATGAACGTGAAGTACGCATCGTGCTCGGTGAGATCGAGGTCCACCCGATCGCCGAAGGAATAGATGATGCCGACCTGTTCGGCCAGCACCGCCGCAACGATGGCGTTGCGTGTTCCCGCGCGCCCGCTCGAGACTTCGATCGTAAAGCGGGTCTTGAAGGCCGCATCGCTTTCGGCAGCTTGGGCCGAGTTGAACGTGTCGGCGTTGGTGATTGAAGAAACCGAGGGCGGGATTGGACCACCGATGCCGGTGGCCGTGAAGGTCGTACCGGCCAGGACGTTGCCGGCGATTCCCGGCGTGAGGCAGACCACCGGAACGTCGACGCTCGACTGTCCCGCTGGAATGTCGTAGCCGCCCGTGGACGGGTCGTAGCCCGCGCCGCCGGATTGGATTTGAAACTGTACATTGAGGGGGGTCGCCAGGATGGCACCGGCTGGAATGGTGATCTGCTGCGACACGGGCGAAGGGGTGGAGCAGGTAACGACGCCGTTTGCTTCGCTGGCTCCCAGGCGCGTGACGCCAAACGGAGCGCAGAACGAGTCGAGGTCGGGGTTGGGCTGGCCGTTCGGGAGCGCCGGAATCGTCGCCATCCGCTCGATCGCGATGATGTAGAGGATCTCGTTTTGGATGAGGGTGCCGCCGAAGGCTCCGGCCTGGAAGTACCCGCCCATCGCTGAGCCGGCGTCCGTATTGGGCGCCTTGACGCCGTTGGTGCCCGCCAGGGAGGCGAACTCGGTCGCCATGAGCTGCGCGAGATCGGCCTGGCTGAGCGGCGTAAAAGCGGCCACAGACCCCTCCAAAGAAAAGTGCAGGTGACCCCTCGCGCTAGGCGCTTGAGTCTGTTAAGATGCGGACGATGATCTACAGGCGCCGGGTGAGCGGATGGGCTGCGCCGTTCGTGGACGACTACGAGGACGACGAGCCGATAAACGTCACGCCCCATCGGCTGCGACGCGAACCGCGCGTTAAGGGCGACCGATGGCTACGCGAGCGGATTGATGCGTTTCACGACGAGCAGGCCGCGAAGGCCAAGCGGCTTTCACGATACGCCCTCATGGGCTTCGGTTTGTCCGTGCCGCTGTTTTGGTTTACGTTCTCAACGCTGCCAGGGCCGCACGTTCTCGCCTATCTCGCGGGGTCGCTAAGCGGTGGGCTGGCGCTGTTCGCAGCTTTCAAGAGCAAGATCGCGCGCGACTGTAGCCGCGCCGAACCCTAAGTCGGCAACACGAACGACACCGTATTCCCCTGAACGGTTTGCGCCGTAATCTGCACCCTTACGGTGCTCGTATTCACCAGCGTTACCGTGACCACGGGAGCCGGGTTCTGCACGATGGTCGGGTCCTTCGCCAACGCATTGAGGATTCGCGCCTGCAAGTCGGCGATGAACGTCTGCGTGACGTTCTGATCCACCAGCGCCGGTTCGCTCGCCCCATAGTCAGGGTGGAACAGGTCGCCCGGTGACGACACCGGATTGCCAGCGGAATCGGTAAGTCTCGCGTTCGTCGTCAGTAGCCGCGTGAGGCGCTGAATCGTCGCAATAGCCGACTGCGACGTATCGACGGCAAGGATGAAGTCGCCATTGTCGGCCTGCATGAAGTCGCCGCCCGGTGCCAGGAATATCTCGGTCGCGCTCATGGTGCTCCCTTACGACCCGGCAGAGATGCGAACGACGGTCGAACCATTCGGAACGTCGAGGTCGGCAACCGATGAGGTAATGTCCTCGAACGAAAGCGACGGCAACCCGGCTTGAATACCAGCGAGCCATTCCGTCGCGTTCGTAACGCCCGCCGCGATCGCGGCCTTCGCTCCCTGCTGCAGCGCGTTACCGACCATTGTGCGAATGTTCGTCGCGAGCGTATCGAGAATGTCTTTGTTGATGGCGCCCTTACCGCTCACGCCAAGGTTCGCAGCAGTATCCCCAAGAGCCACCAGCGGGTTGGCCGCCGACAGGTTTGGGATAATCGAAATCGCGTTATTTACGTCGTCGAATATCTGGACTTGGCCGCCGGCCGTCGCCGTTTCGACCACCTGATCGACGTCGTTGATCGTGTGCCGCGCGCCGGAAGCCGTTTGCGACTGCGTAAGCGCACCCGTACCGCCGAGAACGGAACTCCCAAGGCCATCGCCTGCGGAAGCGGCATCGTTCCCAAGGCGCATCGCTGCGTCCCATTGTGGGTCCTCGGGCGACGAGCCGACCTTACGATGCTGCCACCATACTTCACCAGCCGGAACGGGCGAGGAATCGTCGGGTCCGTGATAGAGCAGCGCGTTCCAGCCGCCTTCGGTTTCCCAAATCAGCGCACGCTCGCCACCAACCGGCGCATACTGCAAACCGATACCGGGAGCGATGACGCGGCAGACCGGCCAAAGCGGCTGGTCGCCATCGGCGAAGTACGAGTTTTCCAGCCCGAGCGTCGAGCCGACATAGACCTGGCAGACGCCTTCGCTCGCAATCCACGAACCAGGCAACACCCATCCTTCGACTGCATCATCGGGAGGCTGGCCGTTATCGACTGCGCCTTGCAGCGCAATATGATCGAGTAGCCCGCGCATCAAACTGCTCCCTGCGGCAGGGTATGATTCACGCAGTCAATGTCCCAAGAGAAGCCGGTCTGCGGCTCGAAGCTCTCGACGATCTCGCGCGGCCAATAGTACGCAAACGGAGCGTTGAACTCGGCCATCGGACAACCGCTGAGACTAATCTTCGCGGTAACGTCCATAAGTTTAAGGTCGGCGGGCGTTACAGGCGCACGCAGCTTAATGGCGTATTCGTGCATAGAAATCTGCCGCCAGAACTGCTGCGCCAACACTTCACATTGAGCGAGCGTCTTGTTCTTGACGTAAAAGACGTACTTCTGAATTCCCGATTCCGACAGGCTTCCGGTACCGCCGTTCGCCCCGCCACCGCTGCTTTGGCTTTCGCTCGTCGTGACGGTGCCATTAGAGGAAATGGTCGTAATGATGCTCGACGTGGTTCCAAAGATCGGCGTCGAACTCGACTTGCGCGTGTACGACGACACCTTGATGCCGCCGTTTGCGTCAGTCTGAACGCGCGAAACGCTTGCAATCCGTGTCCGTGGCGTGTATGAGTGCACCTGCACGCGCACGTTCTTAGAGAATTGCGGCGAGTGCGTTGCGGCAAGCCCCTTGCAATTCTTGTTCCATTGGTAATACACCACGGGGCGCTGCCCGTCAGGCGTACCCACCAAAGACGCCGCTTCGTAGTGAATCGTGCCGGTACGATCGACCCAAATATCTACGTCGTCCATGAGAGCGCATTGGAGCATGAGGTCCCAAATGAACCAGCCACGGACTCCGGTAATAAACTCGCTGCCGAGAACGTCGATCATGAGCATCGGCGGCTGGCCGAGCTTCGGCGGAGCCAGCTTTAGCCCAAACCGTGCGGCCTGCTGCTGAATGAAGGCAACCGTCGTAACGGACGATTCACGCGGGAAGGGTGTAACGATCTTCGTCGAGGTGAGTGGAAACGCCAGCGATCGGCAAGTAAAAGTCGTCTTGTTGTCCTCGAACACCGCCGAATACATATCGACGACGCCGCGGAACCGCAACTGCAGCCCCGAAAAGTCTTTCTGCAAGAACCCCGAGAGACTCGGCGGGAAGCCCGCCCAAATCTCCGCAACAACGGGCTGGTTCGCGTTCGCGGCTTCATCCGACCGAGCGATGCTGACGGTCCAATCGGGATAGAGGCTCGTAAGCCCGCCACCACTTATGCCCGGGAAGTTCGCCTTGCCGTCGATCGGCATAACGATCGTCGCTTCGTCTGTGGCCCCGTGCGCGTTCTGCGTATAAACGTAGGAGTCGCCGAGGTACGGGTTGCCGTCGATCTTAACGAGGAACCGCGGTGCCTGGTGCAGATAGATTGGCGCGAACTTCTTAGGGTCTAGCGGTATCTGTGCACCCTGGGGCGTTGCGTCCATCTACGTTCCCTGCTGCGGTGGCGGAATGGCGACGTTCGACGAGCCGGAGGGCAACGTCGGGTAAACGAGGCTGTTGGCCGAAGCGATTGCAAAGCATTGCGTAATGTCGCCGTATTCGAGCGCGGCCATCTCGAATAGGTCGCCGCCGTCGAACGGCACGGTCTTTTGCACCATCCCGGCCTGCACGTTTTGATACAGGGTGAGGAGTGAGGCAAGAAGCCCAACCGTGTTCGGGAACTGCGGGTCGGTCGGTAGAATCGAGCCTTGGTACTGCTGCACTCCGGCAATCGCAATCTGCGCTGCCGTGAGGATCGCCGGTCCATACTGCACGATATTCGATGAGAGCGGGGCGGCGTTGCCGAGAATCTCCCACAAGTCGAGCAGATATTGTCCGTACACATCCTGCGCGGGAAGGGGAGGCGGGTTCTGCGCGGCTTGCTCTGCGGCTTGGACCGCATTCTGCTGCGTAATCGCCTGGCTTTGGAGCGATTGGACTACCTGATCGATCGACTGCGCCGTGCTAACCGTAAACGCGCCGTTTTGGTCCTGGATGACGACCAGCGTGATCTCGTACTCGGTGCGCCCGCCCATGTAACCAGGGTTAAACGACTTGATGACGACGAGATACTTCTCGTTCCACCAATTGAGCGGGATAACGACGCTGTTGACCTGGTATAGGCGCAACTGCTGAACGCGCGGCCAAATGTTCGAGCCGTAGAATCGGCCCGTCCAGGTTATCTCGTTCGCCGAATTGCCCATGTCGTTGACGACACGCCCACCACCGGGAAGATCGTCCACGACAAGCATCTGCTGGCTTGCGCCAATGTCCCACTTGTCGGGAAGTTCCTCGGTCGAGAACAGGATCGAGCCGAGGGTAACGGGATACGGGCCGGATTTTACGACGAGGGACGAGACTTGAGGCGCGTCGAGGGGAGGCGCCGGCAATTGCGAGACAGACACGCTCTCGCCTCCCTAGCGCGGTTTCGTAGTGGTTACGCGCGGCAGGCGCGACGACGTGCGGATGCCTCCGCTGTTGTAGAGCGGCGAGCGCGGATCGCCCAGGACTTGATTTACGAAGTAACCCGGGTCCTGGACTCCGTGAACGTGCAGCTCGACTTTGTTAACGTGAACCCCTCGGCCGGCCTTGATAAGTTGGCTTGGGCTTTCGCGCAGGTACAGCGGGTTCGCATAGAAGGCCGGTCCGTGACCCGGGGAACCCTGTGCGCCAGCGTTGTTCAGCAGGGTGAGAATGTCAAGCGGTAGCGTTGAGAACGACAACAACTTGCCGATTATTCCGCCCAATGCCCGCAACGCGGGGCTTGCAGCGACGGCTTCCTGCCCAATCAGCTTGATCGCCGACGTCATCTCCTGGCCTACGCCGTGAAGGAAGATGTTGTCGATCGTCTTGCCGGTATTAACGGCGAACTTTCCAATGTCCAGCAGGCCGCCACCAATAAACTTCAGCGCTGGTACGGCGATTCTGGCGCCAGCCCCTACTGCCGCAATTGTGGTTCCAATTGCCACTGCATTAAAGATGCCACCGGCCTTTTTCGGGTGCCGTTCCAGGTCGAGCGTCGCACGATAAAGCGCGTTTCCGAAGGCATGGAGCTTCGGTTCAAGTTCCGATAGCGCAGGGCCGCCAAGCGCCGCCGCAAGGCTACTGATACCGCGCATATCGCGCTGCAACGCGCCCCAAAACGTCTTTAAGCGCATGGATTGGTCGCCGGCAATCGACGGAATGTTCTGCATCCGCCGCAAGACGTTCAGCATCTGCTGGTTGCCACCGCCGGCAGCTACCAATCCGACCAGCGAACCCTGAATACCGAGCGCTGAAAAGGCGTTCCGAAGGACGATTTCTTCTTCGTGCGACCGAGCAGCGCCGGTCATACCGCGCGTCTGCGCGTCGGCGTACTTCTGCACCTGGCGCAACGCACCGATAACGTCGAAGTAGGTCTGATTCTGCGCGTTGGTACGAACAAACGGCGTATTGCCGTGCGAGTCAATGAGGCCCATACGCAGGAGCGCCTCGCGGCGCCCGCTTTGGGCGTGGCTCGTCATCGCGAGCCCCTGAATGATCTGCCGCTCGAACGCCGCTACACCCGTACCGCCGCGGCCACGACCAAGGCCCGTCTGTTGAAGCAATATGCCCAACAGAACCGACTGCTGCATCGCGTCGGTGTTGCCGGCCGATAGAGCCAGCAGCGGCGTGAAATACTTGGACTGCGTGAGGAACTGCGACAGTCCCCCGGGCATAAAATACGTCGCCTTGTGCAGCATCTCGGCAAACGTGCCGATTGCTTGCGGGGTGTAGGCGCGGTATTGGTGCGCGAGTTCGATGAGTTGCGTCGAGGCTTCCAGCGCCGTGTATTCGTGCTGCGTCCCGGCGGACTTCATCTGCACGATCTCGCCGAACTTCGTAACGGTCGAGAGGAAGCGCGGGGTCAACGCGGACGCAGGCAAGCCCGAGGTCGAAGCTATGGCGCCATAGATGGCCGCAATATCCGGTGCGCTCTGCGCCGTCGCGAACGCGGTCTGATAGACCGATTCCTTGAACTCGTCCATCGTGCGACGGGAAGCGTGCGTCGCGATTTGCAGGTTCAACATGGCGCGTTCCATGTTTGCGGCCTGCGTGACAGAGAAACCGAGAATCGCCGCGCCGCCTACCGCTGCGCCGGCTGAGATCGTCGAGAACATCGCCAAGCGCTGCCGGTTCGTGTTCTCGATACGCCCTTGCAGGCGTAGCCACGCAGCTTCTTGGGCTGTGATCTCGCCGCGTAGTTCCGCCTCGCGCACGCGCGCCGTGTTGGCCGCAACGCCAAGGCGCTCCATGTATTGGACGCCGTTGCCGCCAAACTTGATGGCGGCTTCCACCACCCACCCGCCAATAGGCATTGACTACTCCTTGCGGACGAAGCCTTCCATCGCGTAGGAGGCGGTATGCGATTCGAGATCGCTTGAAAGCGAAAGGCCGGTCTTGAACCCGAGTTGTACTTCGAGCGATTCCTCGACCAGCTTCACGACCTGCGCGGCCGCGCGCTCGATCGCGTACTTGTAAACCGGACGCGCCACGACGTACTTCTTTGCGCGCACGTTAAAATAACCGAACTCTTGATAGCCGGCCACGGGTTCAGACGTACCAGCCGCGGCAAAATCGGGCCCGATACGCATCTCCGTCGAGTCGCGCAATAGTTTGCCGTCACGCAAGAGCGGATCGTTGGGCGTAAAGCCCTTCGCTACGCGGTCATCTTGCGTTGCTTGCGCGAGTTCCGGCAAGAGATGGTCGCCGTAGCCCTTTTTGACTTCGCGAACCAAGATGCGGGCCGTCTCGCCGACGACGAGTGCCCCGGTGGGAATCATGACGAGCGGACGCCGTTCGATGAACTCCGCGAACGCGCCCAATCCTTCAAAGACTTTGACAAGTGCGCTCACGATTGCTTACCTCGGATTCTCCACGAACTCCATCTCGTCATAATCCCAAACCCGTCCCTGTGCCTCACCCAATGCGATGTACGTCCGAAGAAGCTCTTGAGGAGTCATCTTCTCGGCCCGATCGTATGGGACGCCGGCGGCGACTACTGCGTAGAACAGTCGCTCGAGGGGGGACGAGGGTCGTTTTTTAGCACCTCGGGATTCACTGAGAACAGGATGCCATACGCCGACCCGAGTTCGTCGAAGTCGAGTCCGGTGAAGCGTTTGAGCACCGCGTCAAGGTCGTCGAGCGTTTCGGGCGTCGCGATCTCGGTTTCGTCGACGAGCGACACAGCCATGCCGGTACGGTAGTACCCGAGCCGTGCCGTTTCGCCGTTAGTCCAGGAATCTGCCGCCATCTGCTGCCGAGCGGTAAGCTCGCGCAGCGCCACCTTCTTGCCGCTCGTAAGCGGAAGAACGCGGTAGCCGTTCGGGCTATCTTCCATAAGCACGTCGAGCACTGAAGCGATGGTTTTCACACTGTCGATCTCATCGTCGCTCAGGTTGCCCAAGCGTTCGCGGATTGCCGCCATAAACGGCGTCCACTCGCCTTCGTAGGCCCGTCGAAGCTCGTCTTGGTCGCGTCCCTTGAGTTGGTTCATGACCGAATCGAGGTTCGACGACGACTGCACCGGCAGAATAGGCACTTCCGTGCCATCCGGCATCGTCAACTGCTTGATCGACGAGGCGATACGGTAGTACGGCGTTTTCATCGGGTCCGCTTGCGCCGCACAGTCGGCGCGAATCTGCTCGACGCCGGTTAGCGCGTGCAGGACGGCCGTCTTGCCCGTCGAGAGGCGGACGGTGATCTTGTCGCTCAAAGCGATACGGTGCTCCTCTTATACCGCCATCGAGCCGTTGAACTCGAGGCGAGGCGTCGTGATCGCGGCCCGCGTGTATTGGCCGCTCTGATAGTTGTGGAACACGCAACCGATGTAGGTGTTCTGCTCCACCGAGCCGCCTACGGTCGGCGGATTAATCGTCTCGACGATCGTGAACGTGCGCCCGGGCTGCAGGTTGTAGAACAGTTGGTCCAACTGCTTCATGATGGCGAAGAAGTTGCCATTGGCCTTCTCCACTTCGATCGTGCCCGAGCATCCGCGCGGGATGCGTTGATGGTTGACGACGCCGCCGCCGTCGATGGGAGCACTTGTGACCAGCTCATCGTCGAGCTTGATCTCCATCATGCGGCGTTTGCCGTCGAGTTGTACCTGCGCTTTGCTCTGATCGTCGATGATGACGATCGATTGCAGCGTACCGGTGATAAAAGCTCCGGTGGCGGTCATTCGGGATACTCCCTACGAGGTGAAGGGTGCGAAAAAGAAAAGAGAGGCGCGTAAACGCCTCTCCCGAGATTGCCGTCGCGACTACTGCGCGGTTTGCACCACGACTTGCACGTTCGGCCCGACCTGCAAGAGGTTCAGGATGAACTGCGCGCTCGAAAGCGTCGTGATATTGACCGAGATAATCAGGAAGCCCTGAGCCGCGGTCAAGGACGTGTTTTGCGAGCCGAGCGTGAACGAGAAGTCGCTGATCTGCTGCGGCTGGCCGAACTTCATGGCGTTGAAGAGCGCCATCGCGGCCTTTTGAATCAGGCCGAACGTCGGCTGGCCGAGATTCGCCGGGTTCGTGTCGATCGGGCCGTCGACGAACTGCCCCTCGATCTGCTGAAGCAGGTCGGTGACGAAGCAGAGCATCCGAATGTCGAGGATCCGCGTAACGCCGTCCGACGTCATGCCGTTGGGCAAGCCGAACAGCGGACCGCGCGCCGAACGAGGCGGCCGACCGATATAGAGAATGCCGTTCTGTTGACGACGGCCGGCCTCGGCCTGCGTGACCGAGTTGATGCCGTTGACGATCCGCTCGGTCCCGAGTAGACCCTGCGCGCCAAAGACGGGCTGGTTACCGGGCGAGAGATACGCCGAGACGCCCGAGATGATGCCGGCGATCTTGGCCGATGGGTACGAGAGCAACGTGCCGCCCGAGAGCGAGTCGTTGACGCGCACCCAATCGATGCCGAGTACGAGGCCCGGGTTCGCCAAGCCGTAAGACTGACGGATACCGATGGCCGCGTCGGTCGTGGTGCCTTGCTCGAACGAGAAGTGCACGACGCAGTTCTCGCGCGTGCGCCACACGATCATGTCGGGAACGATGGTCGGGTCGGTGAGGCCCGCGATCATGACCTGCGCGCCGGAAACCTGGCCGTTCAGGGCGTAGAGCCCGGTCGGGCCGACTTCCAGATCGTCGCCGAGCAACATCTCCGGCGTAAGGCCCGAGGTGCCGTCCGTACCGCCATCGGCGGCTTGCGGCGTGTTGAGCGTCGGCGGGATTTGCGCCGAACCGGCGACGGCCGTCCAATAGGCCGAACCGGACTGATTGGGCAGCGTGCCGTTGATGGCTGCGATCGCGTTGGCTTGCGCCGTCGTCGCGTCGTATGCCCCGCCCGCCGTGGCGTAGGCTTTGATGTTCTGATAGACCTCGGTCTGATAGCCGGGGAAGTTGATGGCGATCGACAGGACCGGCTGATAGTTCATCGAGCCCGACTGTACTGTAACGAGCGCCGTCGCTCCGGCTTGGCCCGGGTTCGGAAGCGAACCGGTGAACTTATTGGTGAGCACCAGGAAGTTCACGTCGCTGCCGCCGGTGCCGCCGGTGAGGGCGGTCGGGGAGCCCGGGGTGAGCGTTGCGCCGCCGCCGGTCGTGGTGCCCGAGATCACGATGCTGTTGCCGGCCGTTCCGGGCTTTAGGGCTGCGACGCCGATCGTTTCACTGCCGCCGGGAAATACCGGTTGCACGAAGGCTTTGGAGCCGATGACCGCGCCGGTTTGATTAAAGAGCTTGATGACCGCAGCGATAATGTCGTCGAGCGAATCGCTGGACAGGACCGTGTACGGCTCGGAGGTGTACGAGAGCGCGCCGCTCGCACTTGAGGCGGCGACGGTCATCGAAACGGTGTTGCCTGCAGCGGGCGTACCGCCAGCCGTCAAGGCGCCTGCGGCGTAGTTGCCGTTCGTTCCGAGATCAAGCACCGCGGCTACATCGGTGCCGTCCGTAACGCGCACGCCCAGGAACGATTGGCACTCCGGCATAGCCGTGAGAGCCGCGCGCACCAAGGAGTATTGCGAGGTGGTATCCGTGCCGAACATCGAGATGAGCGAGGGCCCATCGGTGAAGGGCTGCGGACTGTCGACGGGTCCGTAGTTCGCACCGCTCACGATGTCGACCATGCCCGTTGCGGGCCCAGCCGGAGTCGGTGGAACGGTAACCGGCTCGACGAAAACGCCGTCCGTGGTGAAGTTCCCGGGGTCGGTATTCGTGATGATCATTAGGGGCCTCTCCGGCAAATGAAAAGAGGCCCGGTGGGCCCCTGGGACGTGGTGAGTTGATTGAAAGTGCTAGGTCGCGTGTTCGTGCATGAGCACCATTACGCGCGAACGCTGGTGCGGATGCACGCTATCGAAAACGGCGGTGATCGTATCGCCTTGAGCGATTCGGAGGCTTCCGGTGTAAACGCCCTTGGTGCCGTCGCTCTCGAACACCGTAATGCCGTTGCGTTGCACGACGACATGAGCGTGCCTGGACTCGGAGCGCGTCACAATGCGGAGGAGTTTGCCAGGGTGCTCCGCCTTTAACGTCAGTGCGACGCCATTGCCAACAATCGAACCGTGAGTCATTGCGCTCCTATGAAACGACGACTTGGAATGCCAGCGTGCTCGTGGCACCGCCGGAGGTTGTAACGGTCAGACTGACGTTGTACGTGCCGCCTGCCGTGTACGTATGCTGCGGGCTCGGATCTGCGGAGGTTCCGCTGTCGCCGAAGTCCCACGCCCAGGTGATGATGTTTCCTTGAGATCCGTCGATCTTGGAGTTGTCGGTGAACTGAACGACTCGACCGGTGATCTGCGGAGCAAGCGTGAGCGCGGCGACAGCGCCTTCTGGGCTGTCCATCTCGCCGATGTCGACCTCGATGCTTTGGTTCTCGATCGTCAGTAATCCATCGTCGACGGTAAAAAATACCGAGTTTTCGTCGTCGGTTGTCCCGTCGAGATTCAACGATCCGCCAGCGCCGATGTGCACCACCGGCTCCCCGGTCGTGCCGCCCTCAAGAACGGAAAAGTCCTGGATCTTGAGGTCGCCGCCGTTGTCGACGAGTACGTCGCACGTGATCTTGGCATTGAAGCTTAAATCGGTGGAGGCTGCAATTAGTACGGCCATGTTAGCTGCCCACCGTCACTTCGATTGCGCAGGTCGATACTTTTCCGTTACCACTCGTTACCGTCAGCTTGACGGTGTACGTTCTAGGTCCGCCTTCGTCTGGATACGTATAGCTCGGATTGCGGTCGGTGCTCGTGCCTGTTCCATCACCGAAGTCCCACGCCCACGAAGCTACTCCGTCAGCACTGGAATCGGCGTAGGTCGCATCTTCGAACGCGACTTCCAATCCCGTAACTTCGTATCCGAAGTTTCCGAGAATGCCGCCGGACAGGACGTAAATCGTTGCGTCGACGACCGTAAGGTCAACGCCAGCGAAGTCCAGATCTCCGACTACGTAAACGTTCGTTCCGCGAGAATCCGGATCGATGGACTTGAGCGTGACAGTCGCGCCCTTCTCGACCGTGACGTTGCCTGGGCCGGTGGATGGCGCGCCAAATCCGGCGTCGGCTACCTGGAAATAGGTTTCGTTGACGTCCGTTGGTGTACCGACGAGCAGCGTGCCTTTTACGGTTAGCGTTCCGGGGTTGCTGCCGGCGCCGCACGCGATGGTGTTGCCACCACCACCGTCCTGCGTATCGATAACGCAAGTCCCGCCGTCGACCGTGATCGACGAACCATCGTCTCCGACGAGAAAGGAAGGCTCACCGCTATCGACCGAATCGTTTCCGGTTTTGAATACGCCACCGTTTTTTACGGTGACCGGCGCAAGGTCGCCCATGAGCGAGAACGAGCCCGGATAGGCGTAGAAGATGCTCGTGTCGAGCACCTTAAAGTCACATCCGGATCCCGCAATATCGAGACCTGCGTCGTCAAACGTGCACTCGGCTCCGTTGTCGGTATCGATCGCGAACGTGCCGCTTTCGACGACGAAAATCCCCGAGAAGTTCTTAGCCAGGAAGAACCCAAACGAAGGCGGCGGGGGAGGCGGTGTCGGCAGCGCGACATTCGGGCCGCGCACCTGCACGCCGAACACTCTGCCGTTCGACACGTTGCGGTTAAACTGAATCATGGCCTAAATCGACTGCCCGACGAACAACGGCCGCAAGGGCGTCTGAATGAACGGGGTGGACCCGTACTGCGCCTGCACCTGCCACTCATACGTCCCGTACTCATTGGCCGGAAAGTCGTTGGGCTGCGTGACGTAGGTCGCGGAGTTGCCGTCCCCGGCTACCGTCATCTCGAACGTCTTGCGCGTCTTAGAAATGGGCGAGATCGTGACGAGTTCGACTGCGGTCGCTCCGGTGAGGTTCACCAAGCCCGTGCCGACCGTTGGCGTAAAGACGATCGAAACGCCGTAGTCTCCTGCGGTCATTAGTCGTCCTTTACGGGGCGGGAATCGGTGCGGTTAGAGCGATTGTCGATACGAGCTGGTCCGAGAACGCCACGCCCGTCGAGAGCTGTCCAGCGAAGGCGTACTGCGCCGTAAGCGCGCCGGTAAGGTTGAGGATTGGGCCGTGCGCGGGCGGTAGGCCGACGAGCCGACCGATGAAGGTGATTGAGGCGCGGAGCGCGCGAGCGATGCCCTTGCCGATGCGCCCCATTGGGGCTACTGAGGCCGAGAGCCGCTTGCCGATGCTTTTGCGGATCGAGCCGTGCGGCGAGAGCGAGGCAGTCAGTATCTCTGCGAATCCGCGGGAGAGACTTCCAACCGGCTCGAGACTCGCGGTAAGTGCCTCGAAGAAGCCGCGCCCAAGCCGTCCTGCGGGAGCCAGCCGTGCGGCCAGCACTACGAAGATGCGGCGGGTGAGCGAAGCATGCGGAGCGATTGATGCCGCCAAACGGTACGCGGTCGAACGAACGACGGCCGCGGCAGGCGTGAGGCTTGCGGCGAGTTTGCGGAGGGTACGCTTTGCGATCGAGCCAGCCGGTGTCAGGGAAGCCGAGAGCGATACGGTGTTCGCGGTAGAGCCGTGGGGCCATAGTAAGAGCGGCACGCGCTACGCCTCCACTAAAATACCTGATAGTCCGCGTAGACGATCGTGCACGGCGTAATGGAGCACAGTATGTAAGCCGATTCAGTTGAACTATTGAGTGCAAGAGTTGCATTCGGAATGGGGTGCGCGCTACCAGACTGAATCGACGGGCCCATATTCAGCGCTCGGTCAACCGACCCGGCCACACTAACATTGTTTGACGAGTCCAGCGTTACCAGCAAATCGTATTCGTGAACGCCCAAATCCGCCGCGAAGCCGCCGCTTACCCCGGTGGTTATAAATACCAGACCAGCGCCAGCAGGATTGTAGTACGTTTCGATTCTGCCGATGCCGCCCTCTAGTGCTCCTTCAATGAGATTGGTCGTACTCGTTCCGACCGCTACGCCGACATTGGCGCTTGTTGAGCTGCCCGCAACCCAAGCTCGCACCAAAACAGCATGCGGTCCAGAAAAAGAGAAAGTGGTCGTTGATGGGTAATAGTTGCCCGAGATCGCTCCGAACGAAAGCTGCGTTGGGCCGCTTCCTCCACCACCGCCGCATCCGGTCGTATCAAAGACGTTGCTCGGCCAGGTGCCGGAAATCGTTCCGCACCCGGTTGCCGTAGGGTTTGGAGAGGCCGTTCCTGTACCCCCGTTCGCCACCGAAAGGGGCAAGCCAACGTGCTGCACCGTAACCGCGGCCGAACAGGTAATCGTCGCCGTTGCGTGGCCGCTCGTAGCGGTCGTAAAGACCGCTTCAACCCAACCGTCGCCGCCAAGCTGAACGTACAACCGGCCGGGAAACGATGAGAGCGTATTGGAATCAGTCGAAGACTGTGCGGCATACGAATGATAGGGCGTACCGTACGTTCCAGGTGAGCCGTTCACGTCCGCAGCCGTATAGACCGAGACCGTGCCCGTGATCGACGTGCCCGCAGGAACGTAGACCACCGCACCGCTCTGCCCGCTCGGACAATGCGCCACAACGCACGAACCCGATGAGGTCGAAGAAACAACGCAGGAATTGGCCGTACCGGCAGCTTGCAGGTTGCTCGACGCCTGGTAGGGCGCAATCTGCGCCTGCGCCACAACACCAAAGCCAACGAGGCCGATCGCAAGCAGCGCCGCCTGAAGAATCCTAGGTAAACTCCGCAACGTTCGCCTGCCCTTCCGCTTGGTCCCAAATACCGTAAATATCGCCCGTGTACGCAATCGGCATCGTCCACACCGAGCCAGGTTGAATCACCCACGACGCATTGCCGGTCGGACCGGCAGTAACACCAGAGGTAAAGCCGAGATAGAGTGCCGAGCCGCTTTGATTCCAGATCGTTGCACCAACGCGCGCCGCATTGGACGAGAGAAGGTGCTGCGCTGTTACGTCGGCGGAAGTCTGCGTGGCCGTAGCCGTCGCCGAACGACCAGCGACTACTCGAAGGTTCCGGTCGGCGTCAACGCGCGCAAACTGCGCCGAGCCATCTGTACCGTCACCGAGCGCAACGACTTGCCGAACGGAGATCCCCGCGCTGGGATTGGAAAGGCCCGATGCGCCCTCAATCCCTTCGATGGGAACATTCGCACTAGACGCCGGGTCTTTGACGGAGGCTTCGACTCCTGTCGCCGACATAATCTAGGAACCCGAAGGCAAAGTTAGCGTGTACGTCCACTGAATCGAGTCGCCGCTGCTTACGTTAATGGCCGAGAACGTCTTATGGTCGAGCATGACCGGGCGAATCACCAGCGCGTCACCGCTCTGCGGAACCGCACCAGCAGCCGTACCGTCCGCGATCTTGTACCATGCGGGAACGCTAATGATGCTTGACGTATTGCCGACGCACAGGCCGTAGAACGGAGAGGCTGCGGTCGTATCCTCGAAAATGTGCTGCTCTTGCCCCTGCACCGTCGACGATGACGGGGTATAAGGCGTTCCGGTCGCCGTGCCGCTCGTCGCTGAGCCTGCCGTCCAGGGCGTTCCGGTCGTAGCCGAAAGCGTACTGTCCGTAAACAGTCCAAACTCCGTCACAGCTTCCGTGCCGGTGTAGTTCACCGTCGCCACGACGCGATACGCCTGCACGTTAGCCGCACTCAGTAAACTCTGAGTACCGGATACGGGACTGATAGAATCCCAGGCTTGCAGCGCAATGTCGGTCGCCGCGGCCGGCGTCGTGCCGGTTCCCGTTGCAACCCACTTCGCCAAAGCCAGCGTATTGATCGGAGCGCCAGAAGGCGCAGCCCAGGCAAAATCGTTCGCCATCGCCATGACGCCAACGTTCGTCACCACCCCGATACCGAGGTCGCGCTTGTCGATGATCTTGCCGAGACGATAATGCGCCACCCATACATGCCCTACGGGCCGAACGATCGACTTCATGAGTTCAGTAACTCCCACAGGGCAGAAAGAAATGGTTTCTTAGGAACGGGTTTGCGAATTACGACTGCTGCAAGGTCACCCGAAGGCGCTACGCTACCCCAACCCATTAGCCGATGAGCTTATTGGCCCGAGGACGAACGTGCGCGACGTGCCGATCGGCAACCCGCGTACAGTTCTTTCTCCAAATCGGATTGCGTGAGATCGCTTCGGCCTCGGCGTCAAACAAGACCGTACCGCGCGCGATGGTTTTGCCGTTCTTGTCGAACGACTCGTTAACGACGAGAGCCATGAGAATCTCCTGATTAGCCGACGTAAATATCGCGTTCGGGATTCTTCCCGACCGTCGTCTCGTTTTTGACCGCTCCCAACACGGAAACAGCCGAGGTGAAAAGGATGCCGTATTGCACCGTAAAGTTTATCCGCGCGACGTAGGCCGAGTAACTCGACTGCGAATCGTCGTCGTATGCCCCGCCGTTCGTGTTCTCAAGGTAGAACTGCGAGCCGTCAGGGAACGATAGGAAGCGCGTGAACGCCGTCCCAACTCGAGCCACGATCGCATCGGCCAGCAACTCCCGAGCATACGGGTCGTTCGCCCACACGGTAGCGACGATCGAGCGCGAGTACCGGCCGACCTCGTAGGCAATCGTCGAACCCGTGCCGCCGATGTTACAACGGAGGTCCGAGATGCCTTCGGTCGTTACCGCGGCACCGGAAGCAGAAGCCGAGACACCCGGTAAGTCGAGCGCGTTGATCGCTGCCGCCACCGCCGAGGCAACGCTGTCGATTGACTGATTCGGAGTCGTCTGAACGTAGGCGTCGCCATCCGCATCGACCACGGTATGCACATTGATGGGCTGCGTACCGACTGAGCCAGAGAACGTGATAACGCCACTTGCGACAGAGGCGGCCACGGAAGGCGTTGGGCCCGGGATAAAGAGGGGCTGGTCGTAGGGGCTAAAGGCTGTTTCGTCCTTGGCTGGTCCGAGCGGAAAGACGCTAATCTGCCACGTTCCGGGAGGCTCGGCGAGAATTTTTACCAGCTCGGGAACGAGCGGGTTGCCGACGTAAATGCGGCCATCGGGCGAAAGCGTCGCATTGAGCGGATCGCCAGAAGGCGTCTTGGCAACGTACTGCGAGCCAAGAATGTTCGCCTCGTCGAGCGCGCCCTTGAGCGAGTTGCAAATCGCGAGACAGAGGTCGTTAACTCTCCCCACCTGCGAGCGCCTCCATGACCTTGGCTTTGGTGGCCTCGCCACGCTTGTAGGGCTTGGTAATCGCCTTCATGCCGCGTGCGCGGTACTGCGCGACGAGATGCTGCGCTCCGGTCGCCAGGATGACGTGCTTAGCGTATCCTTGAGCGAGAATGGCTTGAGCCGCAGCGTCGCCGTTCATTGGCTCCATGTTGACATCGAGAATGGCAAGGTCGGGGAGCGTCTTGCGGCAGGCTTCGATCGCGTCAGCGCCGGTTTTGGCTTCGCCCACGACTTCCCACTTGAGGTCCGCCAGAACGAGGCCACGAAGGATTCCGAGCGAGATGCTGTTATCGTCAGCGATGACAACTCGCACGGCGAAGCTCCCTAATCGTCAGATAGGCGCAATGCGCTTCCCGGACGCACGCAAGCATTTCAGGCAAAACACGCGACCATCTGACCATTTCTTGGAATTGGCTTCAGTCAAACCGTGGCCGCGCTTACATGAACTTCGGCTACAAATAGAGCGCTGCACTGCTACTATTATACGCTTAAACGGCGGTCTTCTCTACGATTAAAATATAGCCGCCATCGAGTCCAGCATCCGCCGACGCATAGACTTCCATGATCTCATACCGGTCGGACGAAGAAGCGTTGATGCGGTCCTGTTCGTTCAACTGCTCGCCATTGAGCATCGGAACAAACGCCAAATGATGCGTCCGATACTGAATCGTCGGCACCTTCGGAATCGTACCGTCCCGCACGCGGTTCAACGGCTGCAAGCCAATCGGCAGCGTTGCTCCGGTCGAAGCGTCCGGTGGGCTCTGGAAGGTATAGACGCCGTTGGTGAGCGTCAAATACTCCTCGATGCCCTTGTACGTTCCGCCCCACGCATCGTCGACGACTACGCCCGAGCCGGGAGTCTGCTGCGAGGACGAGCCGGCGCCCGTGTTGGGCCGCGAGATGAAGCCCTTAACTTCACCGCGGACGAACAGCGAAACACCCATTGGGCGACGCTGGGCGAAGATGAAGATGTTGTTCTCGAGCGCTTCGTAGCCGGTTTCCACCAGCACGTCGCCGATCTCAAGGTCGCGATTGTCGCAAGTACCGACGAACACCTGAAGATCGAAGGTCGTGTTTTCGATGTGCTTCTTTTGCGCCTTAGCCGGCGAGAGCGGGAATCCGGTATAGAGCGCCGGGCCATTGAGAATCGACCCGCTGGTCGTATTGGTCATGCGGAAAACGTCGTAGGTCTGCCCGACTACCGCGCCGATCGCGCCCTGCGCCTGCTGAATGGCGTCGTCGATCTGCGGCATGGTCCCAAAGGACGGAAGAAAACCGCCCACTAGGCAATCGCGCCAGCGCTACCGCTGCGGCCTCCGCCAAACTTCTTGACGTACTCCTCGCCCCCAAGCGCGCGCGACATAGCCGCGACATACTCGAGGTAGAGAGCACGACGCGCTCCGAGTTCCGACTGCCGAAACTTCGCACCGCCACCGCCAGCCGCCGAGCCGCTTTCAAGCCACAAGCTCAACTGCTGTTGCGTCATGCCCATCGCGAGGTAATCGCAAATGGCGATGAAGCCGTAAACCGTTGACTTGGTGCCCGTTGAGATCGACGTGAACGTCCCGACCACCGGACAGGGCGTGCCAGGGTTCTCGATCGTGATGGCCGTCGTGCCGACGCACGAACCGGTCAGCGTGAATACCGCCGAGCCGGGTCCAAGAATGACGACTTCCGCGAAGTACGGCGGAAGATACTGCGGCGAGAACAGGTCGGCCGGCTCGACCCCTACGGTCGTGTAGCCAAGCGACTGCAAAACTTGATTGATGGCGTTCGCCGAGTTCAGCGCAATCGAATACAGCGGCGCCGCCTGCGACGGATTAACGGGATTGGCCGGCCTGTCGAAGTCCGACGCCTGCACCGTGTACGTCGCGGTGTAGGTATTCGTCCCGTCGTTGAGGTGGTACGTCAGCACGTCGTCGACGGTCGGCATCCCACCGAGACGGAAGGACCCAAGCGAGACGCCCGTGAGCAGTTGCTCCTCGGGCGCCTGCAAGTTGTTCATCCGGAACTCGAGGTCTTCGTTGTACCAAGTGAAACGCCAGCCGTACAAACGGCCAGCCTCCGCCGTGCCGGCAAACGGTACGCCGAGATGCCGGCGGATCGCCACCTTTTGCGCGAGCGAAAGCATCGTCGTTCCCCTTAAGACAATTGCGAAGAAGCGAAGCCGGGAGCAGCCGCAAGGGCCACCCCCAGCTTCGCAACGAGCCAGATTAGAACGGCGACGCGGCCTGCAGCACTACGCCGCGCTTGTAGCGGCAGTAGTCTGAGGTCAGGACGATCGTCGGGTTGGACGACTTGTCCGTGCGCGGTTGGAAGTCGCCGATGTAGTCGTAGGCCAACTTGATGACCTGACCCAGCGTGTCCAGGGCCGCGAGCGAACGGAACCGGATGCGATCCACGACGCGCTCGTCCGCAACGTCGCCGACGCCGGCAACGATCGACTGAGCGTCGCGCACCGCGGCGAACGGATGCTCGGCGATAACGTCCTGTCCGAAGACAAACGCCTCGCGCAGGCTGAATCCGCCAGCCGGTGCCTGATACTGTGGAACCTGCGTCGCTTCCGTGAACTCAACGCCCCAGCCGGCGGCAATCAAGCCATCGGCGAAGACGCGCGAACGATCCCAATTGGTCGCGGTCGCACGCTGGAAGCCTTCGTCGCCATAGAACGACGCGAGCAGCGTGGAGTCGATCGCGCAGCCGTACAGGCCGTTGGCGAGTTTCGGAACGCCGCGCCGCTTCAGAATCGACACCGCGTAGGGAATCATCACGGACGGGTCCATGACGTTGGTGACCGCCATGTTATTCGCCTGAGTGATCGGGGAGCCGCCACTGTCGAGCGGACGCACGACGTAGGAGCCGTCCTTGTAGACGGGATTGAGCGGGTCGCCGATGGTCGGCGGGTTCGCGGCCGAAGCCGCACCCGGATCCACCGCCACGATGCGGTCGCCGCTGGCTGCGCTCGTTCCCGAGAACGTCGCCGGGGTAAGCGTGCCCGACTGACCGAACGCGATACCGCCGCTTTGCATGTACGACACGTTGTCTGTGTCGATCGTGTAGTTCGTGAACGTACCGGTGGCCTTGATGAGGCCGGTCGTCTTGTCCACGACCACGAACGACATGGGCGCCTGCGAGGACGTCGCCTGCGGAACCTTATACAGCGGGAGGTCCGCCGTAGGATACTGCAGGATGAAGCCGTTCACGTTATCGACGTGAATCGCACCGCTCGAGGTTTGCGCGGCCACCGCGAAGGTGTCGCCCGAATCGTAGTTCGACAACGCACGGTTGACGCAGACCAGCTCGAGCGAGTTGCCCGCCTTCTGCGCCAGCGCGTACATGTTGTCGAGGTACAGGTCGGCAATGAGCGTTTCCTGACCGTAGATGTTGGTCGGGATGAATCCCGGCCACTCGGTCAGCGTCGCGTTCCATTGCTCGAACGAGCGCACGTCGGCCGTCATGCCGTTGTCTAAGCCGGTGTTATCGGCCGGATTGAGCGGCGTGATGTTCGGCGCGATCAGCGCGCGCGAGGTGAAGGTCTTGGTTTCGCCGATGCGGCCCGGGAACCAATCCATCGGGTCGATCTTGCGCGGCCGAAAGACGAGCGTCGGGACGATCGACTTGCGGATGAAGGTTTCGAGGAAGTTCTGCTGCTCGATGACGTTGAGCAAAGCAGCCGGGAAGCCATTGCCCCCGGAGCCATTGATGGGCATGACGAGGATCTCCTAAGAGGATGAAGTGGAGATGCCGAACGCGCCATCCGGAAGCGTGGCGTTGGTCTGGAATCACCGCATCCGCAGGAGATCCGCCAGGGTAAAAGGTTTTCGAGAGCTAGGCTCTCGCAGAGCGCAGTTGCGCTTCGAGGTTTTCAAACTGCTCGGGCGTCATTTTTGACGCATCCGACTTCTTGTCGAGCGTGCTCTTGGCATCGGGTCGCGCGAATCGACCGGCGGTATCGCGACTGCGATCCTCGGCCGGCTTGAACCAATTCGGCTTTGCCTCGACCTGCACATCGAGCATCTTCTCGACGGCATCGCGATCGACCACGCCGTTTTCAACCTTGATCTCGGCGACGTCGAACAGTTTGATGAGGTCGTCGTCGATGATGCCGCGCTTGCCGGCGGACGATCGAACGGCCTCGGCGACCAAAGCCGCGTCGCGAGCCTTCAGCTCTTTCGAGAGCTGCTTTACCTGCTCGTCGGACGTCCTGGTCAGCTTGGCGAGGCTCTCGTTGAACGTCTTCTCGGCGGCGGTCAGCCGCTCGTTGATACGTTCCTCGACGGTCTTTTTTTCGTCCTCGATCCGTTTTTTCTCGGCCTCAAGTTCGGCCTTTCGCTTTTCGTCGCCCGCGCTTAAGGCCGCGATCTTCTTTTCGAGATCGGCGGCTTTCTTTTCGAGGTCGGCCGCCTTCTTGTCGGCAGCTTCCTTCGCTTCGCGGTGAGTCTTACTCTCGCCGTTGAGGCGAGTAATCACGTCTTTTGCGTGACCGTCGACGCCCAACTCTTTCAGCTTGGACTCGAGCAGCGCGTCGACTTCTTTTTTGGTTGCTTCGTCTTCGAGATTCAGGGGCACGTATTACTCCCGCGCGCATCCGCGCCTGTCGTAGAGGTCCCGCATCCGCGGGCTGGTCTTAGCTTTGAGAACTGCCACCGCCACCAACCGGCTCGTTGTCATCCTCGGTAATGCGGCCCGCGCCTTTCGGTACGGTCGCCTCCAGGTCGCCTTGAATGGTTGGAAACGGTTCATGGAAGCCGAGGTCGGCTGAGAGCTTCGCGCCGATAATCTCGGGCTTGATGAGTTCCTTCGGATAGGCCGTGCCGCCACCGGTCGCCATCTGCAAGCCCGTAACATGGGCGAGCAGTTCGGAGCCCTGCAGTACGTCGTCGTTCGCCCATTCGAGTTCGTAGCGGGCGGAGCCGGGAATCTTCTCAATGTCGACGTCGACGTCGAGCGCGCCGAGCCGAATGCCCTGAAGCGTGAGGTCGATAAGCCCAAGCAGTACGCCGTCGCCGTAGGGACGACGCTGCCGGCGAACGAGCCGCCGCAGAGGTTTTAGACCCTTGTCGATCGCGGTTCCGGATGCGGCGCCTTTGAGATGCTCCGCACGCGCCTTCATGCCGCCGAGGACTTCGAGCGCGTACTCGCGGAGGTCGCGAACGTACTCGCGCTCCTCTTTGATGCCGCCGGCACTAATCTCGAGCAACTTGGCGTCTGCGTACGGACCCTTACCAACGAGCACCTGCGTCGCGCCGCGAACCATCTCGCCGCCATCGGCCTGCTGCGTCGCCATGCCGCCAGCGGGAGCCTCGTAGCCGGCCGGCAGTTCGCCGCCGTCGAGTTCGCCGCGACGGACAAAGAGCATCGGGTCAGCGCAGTACTTGAGCCCGCGGCCAACCTGTGAAAGCGTGTAGTCGATCTCGATGCAAAGGTTCCGGATAGGCCACCACAGGCACGTTCCGTCCAGGTCGCGCTGCTTGCCACCGAGGTTTTTGACATAGATGGCCGGCGTCACCCCGCGAAAGCCGTGGTCATGCGTCGCCATTTGCTCGAACTCGATCTTGCGACCGGTCTTGCCGTCAACTTCGCCGAGGTTGGCAAAGAGGCGGTCTGGTAGCGGCTTATACTCGACGATCTGCACCGGGCCAACGAGGTAGCGATACCAATACGTCTCGGTGCCCTTGTTGTCATCTTGGTTGGAGATGCCGGGCAGCAGTTCTTCGGCGGTGTCTTTGTCGATCGGCAATGTGACGACGAGCGCCGTCAGTTCGTTTGAAACCTTAGACCGATAGACCGGCTCACACCACTTACCGGGAAGAATGTCGTAATACGGCGTCCCGTCGTCCGAGCGCTGCACCACAACGCCGACTGAGCCAACGACGCCCGTCTCGTAGACCTCGGCCATGATCGTCTCGAGGTCGCAGGCGTCGATGAGGTCTGAAACCGCCTTGGTCGCGTCTTCGCTCTGCTCGTCGCCGCTCGAAACCTGCACAACCGGAAACTGCTCGTCACCAAACAGTTCGGCCAGCGTATCCTGCGTGATCTCATAGGGCAGGTTGAAGTCCGTCGACGGTCGCCGCTCGCGCAACGGGACGTAGTTTTTGCCGGGGACCTTCTCTTGTTCCCAGCCGTACTTCAAATCTTCGTAGACTTCGCCGCGCAACATCCGCTCGAGCGCTTCCAACCGGCGGAACCGGTCCGAGGCGCCATCGGGGAGCTTCAGCGATTCCGCAAGCTCACGGAACGCCATGCTGACCTCCCTAGCGAATAACCGACCAAGTAATAGACTTTGAATCGCCCTCGAGCTTCCGCTCGACGTGGACCATATAGCCAAGAGCGTCCGACATGTGCGTCCGCTTCAGACCTTCCTCGGTCTTGTCGGACTTGTCGATCGCGTTGGTCTTAGGGTCGATCTTCACCGCACCGAAGTCGGTAATAAGCACGGGACATGCCTGCGGATTAACAAGCATCCCGTAGCCTTGACCGATGCGGAATTGCCTGTTGACCATATTCACGCGGTCGAGCTGCGACGGATTAGCGGAAGGAACACGGAACTTCACAGAGATGCCAGCCGACGTCAGGCGAGCCTTCACGGCTTCCCAATTGGTTCGCACGGCGCTCTGCGACGACATCAACTGCGAGCGGGCTCCGCCCGAAGCGTCACCATAAACGTAGACGCCGTAGCCCTGCGCGTCGCGATGCTTTTTGCAATGGTCGCCGTAGCGCTCAATGAACCTGTCGCACACATCTTCGATACCAGCGTCGGGCAGCGCAATCTCGTCGATGATGTAGAACACACGCCGCTGCCAACCGTTCACGCGAAAGCGGACGACTTGCTTGCCGGCGACATACTCGACGATCGGCGCCTGCACCCAGGGCTGCGCCACGACCGAGCACATGAGGCCGACGTTAAAGTCGAGCGACCAGCAGATCGGCTCGGGCCGCAGGCCCATGAAGGGCATTCTGAGCACGGGCGGCTCGAGGTTTGGCGAGAGGCAATGAATCGTCTCGTCGTACTCGCGATACGCACCGCCGCCCGACGTCGGGAAGTTGCCGTCGATCTCGACCGGCCACTCGGAAGGCGGCAGGTTTGCTTCGAGGTTCCGAACGACTTGCTCGACGCCCTCAAGCAGGTAGTTGTCCCGCAGGCTAAAGCGCCACGCTGGGTAGCCGTGCTTTGGCCACTCTTTCGTAATGAGAGAATGGAGCCAGGATCCAGCGGGGCAGGAGATCGGATTAAAGGTCATCCACGCCTGAATCGGCATATCCGGATGCAGTTTGCTCGAGCGAATCGAGTGCCGCATACGACCGACCAGCGTTCGCCATGCCTCGGCACCGTTGTGCCAGGTCTGCGGCTCCTCGCAATGGAGCGAATGAATGCGCGTCGACCGGATACGCTGAGCGAGTTCAGCCGAAAGCGACCGAAGCCGCGCACCCGACGCCAATCGGATCTCGGGGCGCGGTAAGTTGTGATAGGTGAAGTCGCGGCCTTCTTCCCAGCCGAGCACCTCGCCAAGAAGCTCTCGGAAGTCCAGGAAGTAGCCGTTTCGCAACTGCTCGAAGTCGGCGCCGCACACATAGTGACCCGCGAACGGGTACAACTGCAGGCGCTCCCACATCTTGAGTTGCGCGCCGAGCGTCTTACCAGCGCCGACTCCGCCGTAGCCAGCACTATAGAGCGCGGTCGTCTCGATCAGCTTAGCCTGCTGTTCGAGCACCTCAAACTTGACAGTGTGCCGTCTCGGAAGTTCTATCGTCGCCACGCGCTACGCCCTCAAATGGGCACGGAACGCCGCAGCCTTAACCGCCGGCTCAAGACCACGCAGGTCGCCCGGCAGTTTGCCGGTCCTAACCAGCTTATTGATCTCGCGCAGCGTCTTCTGTCGCTTCAGCGCGGAAAGTCGCACCAGCGCGTCAACCGCCGCCAACCGCAAATCCTTACCGGAAAGAGTATCGAGGTCGAGGGTTCGATCGCCAATGACCAGCGGTCGAGCAATCGCTTTCGACTCGGCCTTCTTCTGTCGCCTGGGCTTACCGACGCCATCCAGCGTCATCTCGATGCCATCCGGCACTCTAAGCGCTCTCTTTCTGCGGCTCGCGAACAATCAGCAGCAATCGCTCGGCCTTCTTTGGAGCATCGTCGCCCTGTTCGATCGATGGGCGTCCGGCCGTCAGGCCGTGAATCTCGCGGCTCTTGTCGATCGCCTTGGCCGCGGCATTCACCGCACGCTCTCGCGCTTCGGCCGTCGTCACGCGGTCGGAAACCATCGTAAACTTGCCGGACTTTGCTTCCTCGAGCGACACCTTGGCGACGTCCAGAAGCAACGTCTCAATCTCAGCATGACGCCTGAGGTTCTCGACGATGGAATGGGCTTGCGCCTCGATGCCGGCGTCGCCGCCGAGTTGCTCTACCGCCTTACGGGTCGCCAGGTCGATGACGTTGGAATGGGTTCGCCTTTGCATTTCGTCTGCAATTACGACCCATTTCTCGGACTTAGATCGGCGAGACACGGTGCGACCGTCGACGCCGAACTTGCGGCCGAGGGCCTCGAATCCGGTTTCTTCACCTGACTCGTAGGCCGTGCGAATGTCAGCCCAGGGAATATCGGTGCGACGGCCTTGGCCGCGCTTGCGCGGTGGAGTCTCCTCCATAACGTGGGTCTTCCTGCCGGCATCCTCCGGCGGATTATCGGGCAAATGGATGAGCGGTTAAGAATCTCGGGCTCAAGCCCCAAGACGCTAAGAGCTTGGCCTTACGGTAGCACTCTCGGCACTTGCCATCCCGTAGCTCTACGATCTCATCGCTTGAGCCCAAGAAGGCTCTCTTGCAGTCTGGGCACTCGAAGCCGAAGGTGCTCATGGGTCGATCGCTTCACTTACGAGCGCATGGCCTTCTGTGGCTTCGCCGGCGATAGCCGCAGCGAAGATGGCTTCCTTCGCATTGTCCACTAAGGCTTCGGCTGTCTTGGGCATATCGCGCGGCTCGAAAGCCAGCACGATCTCGAGGGGTTCGCCCTCTGCCGGATTCAGTTGGGCCTTGAGGACGACGCGATCGGGAACGTAGCCTACTTGAAGGCCGATGACCGTTCGCACTCAGGATTGCTTGCGGCGCGTGACGCGCGCCTTGGCCTTCTTGGGGGCCTTGCGTACCGGCTTCTTAGCTTGGGGAAAATCGGTGAAAGCAGCAACGACGGCCGGTTTACCGTCCTCGTCTATTCCAGCGACGTTAATGGTCGTCAAACCCGGAGGCGTTGCGTAGGTGCGGCCGAGTGGGCCGTCCTTAGACTTCGGAAAGGCTCGGAAGAACTGCCCGGTCGCCCGGAATGGGTCCTTCGGCTGGCACATGCCGGCCATCGTCCGCTTTAACTGCTCGCCTTCGACCGTATAGCCCTCGGCGAACTTGTGGAACGCACCGGCACAGCCCCAATCGCCAAGGCGGAGCACCAACGCGCGCATCTGCGCGACGTAGGGCGCCATCCGGTTCTCACGCTTCTTGCACTCATGGAGTAGTTCGATCGCCCAACCCGCGAGAGCGGCATCATCAAGCCGTGAGAGCGTATCGGTCGAGATCACCCCACCAACGCCGCCCTGGTCCGTTAGAATGGCCTGGCGCAGGATCGCGAAGGTCGATAGCTCGGCATCGCTTACATGGGCGGGTGGTTGAATCGGAGGGAGCGTCTTGGGGTCGAACTTCCGCCATGTGGCCCACACCCGGCCGACGATACGCCCGTAGATCGCCTGCAACAGCGGACGCTCACCATCAAGGAAGGCGCGAGCGCTTTTCTCTGCATAGGGCAAACCACCCGGGACAATCGGCAGAAGGAAGTAGGTCGTCGCTATGTCCGCGACCGTACCCATCCTGTTACGACGGAATCGATCGAACAGTCCCAATAGATGCTCCTCTCGGAAAATAAATATCCAACCCTATTGCATCCCGGTCTGTCACGCTGTATACTGTGACCATGGACAAGCAATATCGGCAACCGCAGCAGGCCCCGAAGCCTCGCACCCGCTTCATCCGCGTCGGATTCGACGTATGGGAGATTCCTGAATGACCGACCAACATCGCGCACTCTTTGAAGAGCATGTGCGCGCCAACGCCGAGCGTCGCCGCCGGATCACCGAAGCCGCGCGCCTCACCGCCGCAAAAGCGCGGATGGCCTCATGAACACCACCATCGTCGCATCACGGTCCGAAGCACTCGCCAAAATGGAAGCCGCAGGGCGTAAGCACCTGGGCGACATTTACTCCCCTGCGGAGATTACAGCCTGGGCCTCGAAACAGGTCGATGCCTACCTCAAACGCGGGGTTCTCGTTATCGGAAAGGCTACAGCATGACCGTACAATCAAACGACACCCTGCAACGCGCAATCGACGACCGCAAAAGTAGCGCCGGGAGTAGGACGACCTGGGTCACGGCGGAGCATTACGCCTGGTGGAATCCCACGCTTCTGCGCTGGTGCCTGATGACCAAGGATTGTCTGGAAGGCCCCGATGTCGTGATGCCCTCCTGGTGGTCGCCGGAGCAGCGGTTTGCGGTTCGAAATCGTGATGGTTCGCTGAAAGAGTCTTTGCGCCTGGACGGTTCGCCCGCGACGTTCGCCACGATGGAATACGCGCATCGCTCGACGACTTATGGCGACCGCGCTCACATTGTCACCGCCTCGCTCGAAACAGGCGAGGAAATACCGGCGTGACCAAGCCGAAATATCCCTGCGAGGTCTGCGGTAAAGCTATCAGCATCGAACGGCAAATCAGCGCCCAATCGAGAGGCTATCCTCCACGCTTCGATTCGGACGCCTGCCGCGATACGGCTCGGCAACGGGCCTATCGCGCGCGGAAGAAAGCCAAATGAGCGACCCGCGACGCCTTGCCGCTATCGAGCGCGGCAAAGGAGATTGCCGAACTCAAGAACCTGTTGGGCTGGAGTCTGTAAGTCTTGAACGGCGTTTTCGCACGCCGCAGCGGCCTACTGTCATTCGGCGACGCAGCACCACTACCAAGACAGTGGTACGCAGCCTGGATTCAGGTGCTGCTCTCCAACCGTACCGGGAGATCTCTTTTCAATGCCAATGCGGGCGACCTAGAGCGTCGATCCGCACTTCGAGAACCCAAGAGCGCGCAGCGCTATGCGCGACGCATCCCAAGACAATGGAACGGGCCACCGCAAGAGCGTTCACGCCGCAACCTTTTCCCGCATCGCATGAGCATACCCCAACACGCCGGCGCGCCACCGTGGTAGCACGGCCGACATGAGGTAGTTTCCGCGAATGAACGCCCGACTCGTATCCACCAACGCCTTCCGCTTCTGCGGATGATCGACGAGATCGAGCAGCGAGCGTACCCACACCCGGTCATCTTCCGGCGGCACCGCTACGATGCCATCGGGACATTCTTGTGCGTACTGAGCATACGGCCCGTACTTCGTTGCGACCACCGGCACACCGGCCATCGTGTACTCTAACACCTTCACATTGCTTTTCGAGCGGTTAAAGATGTGGCGTTCGAGCGGAGCCAGGGCAATATCGAGATCGAGGTTCGCCAACGCCTCGTAGTACCGAGGCATCAGGCTATCACTGAACAGGCTCGGCCGCTGGTTCTCGATCGTCTTGGCAACCGTCGCGCCGTCGAAGTCCATACGCGCCCAATACTCGCGCTTGAACAGCCCGCGCAAGTCCTGGCCGTAGAATACCACCCGCACCCGCGGGCGCTCGTCCATGACCTTCTGCAATGGCTTAACGATTGTTGCAACGTCGCCGACATGCGAAGTCGAGCCGACGTACCCAATGCGGACCTGTCCGATGCGCTTCGGACTCTCGCAGAACGAGGACGGGAACCGAGCGCAGTACGCCTCGAACGTCTTGTCCTCGATCGCATTGGGGCACACAACCGACCGCGGGTTGTCCAGCTCGTACACCTCGCGGAGTTCTTCCGTCGAGAGCACCAAGAAGTCCGCCGCTCTAGCCGCGCGTTGAAAGCGCTGTGTATTCGGGCGGCCGTTGCCGAAGATTTTGAAGAACGCCGAGCGCGGAGGAATCGACTTGAGATTGTCGTCCGATTCGAGCGCGACGATCGGCCGGCCACCGCGGGCCACCAAGGCTTTCGCCGTCGCCGCCATGCCCTGTTTGAGAGCGGGCCGCTGCGCTTCGGGATACTGCGCCGCCGTTCGCTCGGCCAGCGCCGCAAAGGCGGAGGTCGGGTCCAGCGACGTGAGCGCCTCCATAAACTCTACGACGACATCGGTATGGGCACGCTGGAATACGACAAGATCCGCTTCGGTAATCTTTGGCGAGGCGACCGTGTCGACGATCGACAACTCGAACCCATCTGATTCGGCAAGAGCGCGAAAGGGAGCCATGAGGCGATAAAATCCGCATCCGCCAACGTCGCCCGGAGCGATTACGACCTTCACGCTGCCACCGCTTCGGCCTTGATTTTCTCTTGCTCGGCCGCTTCGATCACCGCAAGCAGATCCCGCGTGCGCCATTGATGAGGCGCAGCATAGACCACCGATGCCTTCGGATGCATCTGCCATTGCAACGGCGTAATCGTCGTCGCAATCAAAGCGTGATTCGAGATGCCGGCGGCGTGCGCCAATCGGCTACAGGCCGAGTCCGTCGTAATGACGGCCTTCTTGCAGGCGCGCATGAGATTAGCGACATAGCTCAGCGTCTCGCCATAAATGTAATCGTCGGCGTCAAACCCGAGCAGCGGTTCGTCGCCTCTAGCGCCCAAGATGCCGATGCGATTTTGGTTTGGGCCAAGAATGTCTACGAGCGCCTCAACCTCGGGCACTCTCATCCCGCGCGCCGGGTCTTTCGACCACGGAGCAATCAGATAATCATAGGCCGGAACAACCACCGGGAAATCGTCAAGCGCTGGCTGCTGCGGCATACAGGGCACGTCGAGCCCGAGCAGCGCGTAGAACTGTTGCGTCGGATGCCCAACGTCTTTGAAGAAGTAACCACCGCCGAGCGCAGCGACGACGCCGATCTCGAACGCATCATCCGCGTCGGTTGGATCGTAAGTCGTCGGCCGCACGTTATCCGGCCACGCCATCAATCTCTGGACTTCTTCATTCGCCATTTGCAGCCGAATACTGCAGTCCGAGAACTCCTTGGCGAAGGCGCAGATAGCGGGCGCCGCCATAATCGAGTCGCCAATGTTCTTGTCAACGTCGCGAATGTGGATGATGCTCACTTGGCCGACTCCGACAGTCCACAAGAATGGCATTGAGACACAACGCGACCGTCGTCCAAGCGATAAAGATGAATCGCTTGCAACCAGCAGCTAGGACAGAACAAGCATTACCCTTTCGGATAGAGTTCGGCAACCTTCGGGATAACATCATGCGGCGAAAGCGTCGCCATCTTCGTGAAGATCGCGTGAGCGCCGGGGTACGTTCCCCAATCCTTCGTCACGTCGTTATTGCAAAGCAGCAGGTGATTGCACCCGACTGCATGAGCAAGTCTCGCGGGACCGCTATCTACCGTAATCACCAGCTTCGCCCGACGCATCATGTTCGCCACAACACGCAAGGGCAAGTCGAGGTGGTACTTCAGATTGGGATGCGCGAGCGAGGCCCGCATCTTCGCATGGTTCTGCGGGAAGTGCGACTGCGTAAACGGGTTGATCTTGCGTAGGCCATCCATCGCCGGCATCCGCGCCGAACCGATGCACCCAATCGAAACGTGCGGCTCGATAGAGTCTAAGACTACCTGCCAATTGTCGAGCGCCCAAAACCGCGGTATCTCCGCAAGCACATACGGCGCAATCAGAATATCGGCAGTCGGGACTTCGACATGCGAAGGGAGGTCGTCGTCGATCTCCGGTTGGTGCACGTCGCCCGATAGTTCGGGAAAGCCAACCCACGCGAGGAACTGCGAGGTCGGATGCTCGCGCTTGGCACCGAATGGAGCCTGCGGTCGGCGATGCACCATGTCGTGAATTGAAATCCGCTCCGCGTTCGGCGGAATCTTGCCGGTTAGTCGGTGCAGGTCGTACTTGCGATTCGGGAACAGGTCGGCGACGTCAGGGTTCGTCCAGGCAATCGCGACTTCATGGCCTTCGGCCTGCCGCTTCTTTGCGAGCGCGAGCGTGCCGGGAAAGGAAACCAGCGTATCGCCGAGGCTTACGCAGTCGTTCCAAATTACAAGCACCGAACTACGCCTTGCGAGATATAGTCAGGAATCCGTAGCCTTCCGGCTCGTCCCGCTCAAACTCGATCGTTAAGCCCAATCCCGTCAACACCGGGCGCATGTATTCGAGCGACATATCGGGATTTGAATGGTGGGGGTTCAGCCCTTGGCCGGTTTCGGCGCACACCTTACGGAAGCGCATTTCATTTGGAAGGTAGAGCGCCAAGATGCCGCCGGGTTTTAGTACGCGCAACCATTCCTTAAGCACCGGAATGGGGTCCGCAAAATCTTCTAGAAGGTGCGAACTGTAAATAACGTCGGCAACGCTGTCGCGGAACCATTCGAGGTTGCGCGCGTCACCCGTTAAATGCTGAGGGTCGTTGCCCATGTTCGCATAGCGCGCCGCTTGATCGACGTTGATTGCGGTCGGGCAAATACTGTCGGCACCGAACCCAAGGTCCAGCACCATCATGCCAGGCTTGATAAACGGCAAAACGAACTCGCGGATCCTTGACGTTTCCCCGCCTGCTGCCACCGTATAGCCTCCGCTCACTGTAACCTTGCCGTCAATGCGCCGCACAACCGGAAACTGTCCGTCGTCAAAGCGCTCGTCGTCCGGCACCTGGGAATAGAAGTCCATTCCGGGCTCGTAGCCGATGAATGGAGCGGTCGGTTTGAACTCGCCGAAGCGGTCGCCCCATAGGCCCTTGATGACGCGCGTGAACGGCAGCGAGATTTCTTCCCACAAGCCATTGAAGCGATCGGGATTGCACTCGCCGGCAAAGAAGTTCTCGAACTCGCGGCACCCGCGCGTAATAACCTGAATCTCCGACGCTGGGCACTCGTACACCGGGCACCACAGCGCCGTCCAGCCGTCGTTGATTGCTTCGAGTCGGTCGATTAGCCGTTGGCTAAGAATGTAGGCGTCGGTGGCAAGAAAGTAGAGCTTTTCGTAGCGTTCTAGCAGGCTCTTTATCTGCCAATATAAACGCCATACCGATGGATACGAATGGCCTTCACCGCGAACGAGATGCGGCTGCAGGTTAACGACTTCAATGCCGTGCTTTGCGGCAAACCGCTCGCACGTTTCGGGGCTCGACCCGTTGTCCAAGAGGATAACGGGAAACGTATCGCCATAGTGAGCCAGGAACCGCTCAACGCGCCGGCAACCGTCGCCTTCACCCTTGTAACTAGGATCGAGACAGTCCAACCAGGCGTGAGTAACGAGCGGCGTCGTCACGCGCTCTGCAACGCACCGCCAGAAAGCTCGGGCCCAGACTCGACAATGCGACGCCAATCGGACATTCCGGCTTGTACCGGCGACTCACACCCTTCGAGTATCCGCTTGAGCCATTTAGCGTGGACTATGGCATCCGCAAGCCTTTTTCGGATAGCCTCCGTAAAAGCTTCCAGCGAATCATCGCCGCGAAACGCGAAACTTTCGCCAGGCTGCAGATTCATCCCGGCTTCCCACCCGCCTTGCGACTCCTCGACGCGATTACGCATCTTCGCCATCTCCGGCAGCGCTTTCGAGTGATGGTAGTCGAACGGCTCAAGAGTAGAGGGCAACGCTAAAATCTCCTTACCATCGAGCGAGCCATTCAGCCGCGCCGGATGCGATAAAATCAGTTTCCGCTTTAGGGCGTTCCACGCCGTAGTAGTCCGCCTCGATGCACTCCTCCAAGTAAATCTGGAGATCGTGCAGAGCCTTCAACTGCTCGGCATAGACCTGGCGGTTTCCGTACACGATCGCCGACTCGCGTATGTAGTCGTCGACCTTCCCGCACATGCCCACCGGCTTCGTTCCGGCAAAGACCACGCTATCTTCGCAACTGCGAATCCACCGCTCGATGGCGACGATTCGTTCGGCCCGCTCGTCGTCGGTCATCGTGCGTTTGCGAAGCCTCGGATCGCTAACAAAGTGCGGTATCTTCTCGCCCGACTTATAACAGCCAACTGCGAGGCAAGCCTCGTAATCCGTATGCGTATGCCAAGAGAGAGCGGCTAGACTTTGCGAGCGAACGCCGGCATAGAAACCAAACGCCAAGGCGAGAGCGACCGCAACGGCCACGAATACGATTAGCACTCTCGGTCGGGGTCCTCCACGCCGCTGCAGTCCACCATCGCAAGTTCATTCCGCGAGTTGTCCGCATTACTGCGTCGAACGAGATAGCCGGTTTCGGTCCGGTCGAACACGCGAAAGCCGTCCTTGAGCGCGTCGGTCAAATGACGATAGACGCGCAATCCCGGCACGGCGAAACCCTCCACGGCCTCAGTAGTGCGGTTTACTCCCGGCGAACCCGCCGGATCGGAAACATCCTGGGACGCGTCTAAAATGGTCCTCCGGGTCGCGCAACTGCAGGCCATGAGCGTGCAGACTACCGGACTTGCCTTCGACGGCGGGGACAACGCCAAGACGCTGCAACCGCTTGCAACTGAGACAGGTTACGGCCCGACCGCGAACCTCCGCGATCTCAAGGGTCGAGCGGAAGCGGTACTGCCGACAGAGCGTCGACGCGCCTATGCCGAAGAACGCGAGCCGGTGAACGGCTCCGCCAGCCTCGACGGCTCGGCTTGCGCCAAAGCGCAGAAGATGGTCCACCGCATGCATGCCGTCCCGAATGGGACGAGGGGCGACCGCTATCACGGGCAAACCGCCTTACGCAAAACAAAAACAGCCGCTAAAGCGACTGCTCTCACCCTACTTTCGCATACAAAAGTCTCGAGTTCTCGTGGGTTCAGTATCTCGCAGGGCGCGGCGATTGTCAAGTGTCTCACGCCGCCTCGACGTTTGCGATGATAAGTTCTTCGAGCTTTTTAGCGATCGCCATACGCTCGACACCGCTCTTTGCCATTGAAAGAAGCGCGTGCATTTCCTCGAGTAGTTCGCCCGTATTCTTGCCGGTCATGTCGTTGAGTTCGTAGACGACGTGCGGCTCGAGTCTCGCTTGGGTCCGCATGCGCGGCTCGCTACCCTTCAGCGGTCGCCCAGATCCGCATGCGCCTTCAAGGCGCGCGGCGTTCTGCGCGATCGCCCGCTCGGCTCGCTGCTTCTCGCTTAGGGGACCGGATTCGTCGGCGATCATGCCTTCGTAGTTGCGTTCACGGCGGGCGGCCACCGTATCGGCATTCGCGGGCGGCTTAGGCTTCTTGTGGCGGCCACCGCTATGGCTAATCTCGCCCTCGTACTTCGCGAGATTTTCGATCGTATCGCCTAGGTATTCCCGATCGCGATCCTTGGCTGACTTCACGACTACTCCCGACAGCCGCGCTGCCTCTGCCCGCTCTCGGCCGATTTTTGTCGCATCCACCAAAGACATGTCGGGATACTCCGCCCGAACATCGGCTATGCACCGGGCGTCGTCGGCGTAGGCCCCGCGGTTGGAGATGCCCTTTTCAAGGCTTGCGGGGCCGTAGGCGATGCCCTCGCGTTCGAGTCGAGCCTTTTCCTTACGGTTCTGTCTTTCGTTCCACTCGAAGCCGTCTACGCGCGTCGCATGGTGTCCAATTCCCATGGCGGCGGAACTGTCATCCATGAAGTCCTGGTTCAATTGCGACGACGGAGCCTCCCGATCTTCGGGTGCTCCGTCAATGCTCTCCGGCTGCTCGTCACCGAAACTCATACATACCCTCGCTCACACCGGCATGAATACCGGCGGCTTTCCCGCATTACTATGGAAATTCTCTATGCTAGGCTGCTTGTACCTGCGAAGCACTTGTTCGCACGGAACGCTTTTTTCGAAACCACTCGCGCCGATAGTTCCTACGGTATGCACTCCCGCATTGAGGGCAGCGCACTTTGTTGGCCGCGACCGCTAATGCTATCCCGCAATCGACGCAAGTCTCGCTCGAAGGCGTGGATTCCACCTTCACGGCTTCCCTCGGCTTATGCTTCGGAGCCAAGAGCGTTCGCAGCCGCTCGAATAACTGCTCGGACGGAATGGAATCTAAAACCGGCATCGGCCGAGAGATCATGCCGCACCCCTTTGTCGTAAGCCAAGGTCCGTATTGCTTCCGAGATGCCATTGGTGAATGGGGCAGCGGTAGGCGTGTTGCTTGCCGGCGAGGTTTTTCCGACAGACAAACGCCTGCGCTTCGTCGAACGTCGCGTAGGCTTTCTTCGCGGCTCCGCCCGCCGTCATGCATTGGCGGTATTCCCGGTGGACGACGTTGCCCTTGCGGTACTCGGCCAAGACCCGAAGCAGCTCTACCGCTTCACGCTGGCTCCCGTTGAGATCGGCGACGAGGTGCTCCCACCGCTCTCTATGGGGTCGCACCCAAATGCGATCGTAGAGCAGTACGAGGAGCACCCCGCCGACAAGAAGTGCAACAATCACGCGGGGACGAGCTCGCGATCGTGCGCGGCTACGAAGGCTTGGATGCGCTTTGCCACGGCCATCGCATCGGTTCTCTCGGACGGCTCGTAGAACGGCCCACCGAACAGGTGCAACGCCTCACCAAGCGTCAGTCCGTAGAACGCCTTTACCGCCGGCCATCCTTGCTTTCCGTCGAAGAACGGCGACAACCGGCCGCGGTTGAGTTCCAGCGGGAGAGGAACGCTTTGCAGCCCTTCGATCTGATGCGCCAGGTCGTGGATTGCGTGACCGACCGCACAGGCCGCCGTTCCGCAGTCCCACCTGCCGAGATCGAACCCTTTGGGCATTTCGGGATTATGATGGCGAGCCTCGTCGACGCGCTCCAGAAGTGAAGCGGTCATCGCGAGGCGTTTGAGATTGTGCATTTTCGTTAGGCTCCTTTTTGCTTTATGAGATCGAGAACGAATTCCGTAGCAACCAGCTTGCCGCCGAACAAGGCGTAGCCGGGAGGGATAGGATCACCAGGACGCCAGGTTTGCAGATCGGCCTCAGTAACTTTCCGCCGCGCACCCACTCGCGGCGGCGTTACATCTGGCCGTGAACGGCGCAGCGGCTTGTCGCGCTTGTGCAACTTGGACACGGTAGCATTTGGCATCACCTCCTCTGCGTTTATCGATTGGTGCAACTTTACGACGACGATCGAAACTCGATGCTCGCCGTTTGGATCGCGACGAATGGCAAAGTGGCAAGGGTTCGCGAGTCGATCGTCGCTCCACACGCCGGCCGCCGTCAAAGCGTCCCACTCGCATTTTGCCAAGTTAGCGGCATCAGTACGCCTGCGATCTCCGATGTAACGAACGATCACCGACAGGCACTCGCACGTCGCCGTTATCCAACCGGTGCGCGCCATCTCCGCTTCCGCCGCCTCTTTCACGGCCTTGAACAGCGCCCGATACTCCTCGCTCTTGCGACCGAACCGCAGTCCGTCCCGCCCCAACGAATTCACGCTCGGGTAACGGCCGGGGATGGGGATGCAGAGCGAAAGAACGTCGGTCATCGGGAGAACAGCGACCTCCGCATCCACGGCTCCATTTTTGGATCGCAAAGAGCCAAAGGAGCCAGCGGGCCAAAGCAGGCCAGGTACAGGCAGATGCCTACGGAGTTGAAAAAGCGAGAGATCGACTCAGCCACGATCGCGCTCCTGCGAGAGCGACTTTGCGGATTCTAAAGCGCGAATCTTACCTGACGACCATCCGGCAAGGTTTGGCCGCTCGTATTCAATGAGGGCAACAATGTGCCGGACCGCTATGGTTGACGCAGACCTCGTCCCTTCGCTGAATAAATCAATGTCTAGATTAACGTAGACATGCTCCTCGGAAAGAGCGGCATGAACCCTCGCCGCCGCTTCCTCGTCTATGTCGTAGTTCCCATTCGTAAGAACGAGCAAGATCGTCTTAGCCATTAGAGGGCTCCTGCGAGAGCGTTGCTTCCGACCCTGTTCCTTCATTTGGGTCCGAGTTTGTTCCGGTCGTTATTTGCAAATGCAAGACGCGACCGCAATATTGGCACACAGCAGACCCGTCGGTGTCGCAGAATACGCTTCCGTGAAAGCAGATGCCCCGCGCCTCGATAGCCGAGAGCCTGGCATTCTCTTTCCGTAAATCGCGAAGCTCCTGTTGCTCGGCAGCCGTCCTCGAAACCGGCGGGCTAACCCGCGCTTGCATCTCTTCCGCCCAATCCATCGAAACTTTGTCGAGCGCGTCGCGGACCTTGGCGTTCTCTTTCGTTAGGCGCTCGACTTCCGACTTCAGTCGTTCAGCCAACGCGGCCATTTCATCGAAGTTATTGCAAGCCTTTTCGTCCCAGGCCACGGCATCGTCACGCTCTTTCGTTA